ACAAACGGAAACAAAAGCTTTATTATGCTATACTACTATACATTTCCTGAATTACTAAAACATAAAGCCGAACACCTTTTTGGTGATGTGTATCGCTACGAAAATAAAATTTATAAAATTTTACAACAAAACGGGAAACTTCCTCAAGATTTCCCGGTAGTTGAAATTCAAGAATATGACCTTGAACATCAAAGAAAAGAATATAAACGCATTCATGAACTTGCTACGAGTTTAGTAGAATTTGAAAAAGAACACGGCTGCACTCCAAAAATGAAATTTTAAAAAAGGTGAACATCATGAAAAAGTCAATTATTATCATTACAACAATCATCATCACAATTACTATTGCATTTGGATTTTATCGACTTGAAAAGAAAAATCAAGAACTACAACAGCAAATCAATCAGCTTTACGAGTACAACGAAAAATTAGATTATCACGTTTCGGGATTGCTTGAAAAGTAAAAGATACTAAACAAAATACGACTGGAAAGCCTGTTAGGCTTTCTGGTTGTTGAAAGGAAAAATAAAAATGAAATTAAAAGAACTTGAACCAAAAACTTTAGAAAACCATAAAGAGCGCTTAACTTATTTACTTGACATGTATAAGTATTATCATGATGTCATGTACTCATTTAAAAGCATTTGTCAAACAGTCTTATTAGCTAACGCTTATTTGACTGATATAGACAACGAACTACTAGCAGATTATAACTATACAGAAGAAGATTTATTTGAATTGTTCGTATAAGAAAGAGGCAAGAAACATGTACAATATAATAGATTATGTAGGCAATCCTACAATCATAATTCAAACAATCAAAACGGCAACTGAAAAGCCTGAAACTAGACAAGGCCAAGCAGCCTTACGAATGCTTGAAAAAAGAAATTTTAAAAATTTCAGGAATCAATTAAACCTACCTAGAAAATAGAAAGAGGTACAATACCATGAAAACAATCCAAGAAATAAATGAAATTTATGATACTGCCTACAAAAATGCTGAACAATATCTTGATGAGGTGATGAGCGCACTATCTGAATCTGAAGAATTTGATGATTATTACAATTCTTTAAAAATGGACAACCAATCTACAATGCAAACTTTTCTAATCTTTTATGCAAAAGGCAAAATAGAAATATCTGAATTTGCTTCCGAAATTTTAAAAGAAATAGATTTGTACAATGAAAGCGATAGCCTAGAAACAATGATAATTAAAATCGCTTGGAACATAGCAGATGCAAATAACAAAACAATGGATTTGGTACACAGCAAAAAATAAAGGTGGTGTTGAAATGAAAGCCGCTATTTATACAAGAGTGAGCACTTTCGATCAAGCGAATGGGTACTCACTTGATATGCAAGATAAACTTGCCGTTTCATATTGTCAACAAAACGAAATAGAAATTTATGGACATTATAGCGATGAAATTACTGGCGCAAAGATAGATAGACCAGCATTACAACGTTTAATTGTAGGTGCAGAACATCATTGCTTTAACTGCGTAATCGTCCACAAATTAGATAGATTGAGTAGATCACAAAAAGATATTTTACACCTCATCGAAGATATATTTTTGCAAAACGACATCGATTTTATAAGTCTTACGGAAAATTTCGACACACGAACACCTCTCGGAAAAGCGATGGTCGGAATGTTAGCTGTATTTGCCCAGTTCGAAAGAGACCAAATTAGAGAACGGATGCAACTTGGAAAAATGGGTCGGGCGATACAAGGAAAGCCAATGACATGGTCTAAATGTTCTTGTCCGTTTGGATACGATTATATTGACGGACAATATCAGCTGAACGAATATAGCCGCTGGGTTAGATATATTTTCGACCATTTTTTGATAGGAGATACAATAAATACCATCGCAAACGATATGACCGATAGAAAAATATTAAATAAACACTGGTATTATACTACTGTTAAATGGATCTTGGAAAATCCAGTTTATATTGGAATGATACGATGGAGAGGAGAGCTATACGAAGGATTACATACTCCTATTGTATCAAAAGAAGCATTTTACGAAACACAAGAAATACTGAGCCGAGTATTAAGAAAAACAAAAAATAAATAAAATATCTTTGATATGTTATAATAATTGAAAGGAGCTTTATTATGTGGAACTGGTTAATCTTATTTTTATTATTATTTATTTCCTTGTTTTACTTTTCGAATA